CTGTGGACAAAGTGTGGGGGACCTCTTCTGGTACGTAAACCAGCACGAGTATCCGGACTGCACAGAGAGGGAGCTGATAGACAAGATCACTCAGGACGTCTCGACGGCGACGTACTGGGGTCCTCCTCCAAACCTCACGTTTCTGAAGGGGGAGGGTCTCGTTGTAGAACCTCCCAAGCCCTTGCCCGCGCTCGATGAGCGTCAGCTTCTTGCTTTCATCCCGCCGCCGCGTGCCATCTTGGCTCATCTACAGAATGAGCGGAAGCTGACGCGCGAGGCTGTGGATTACTGGGAGTTGGGGTACAGCCGAAAAGCGCATCGAGTTATCGTGCCGATCCGTGCTCGCGACGGCCGGCTTGTGGCGATAAGCGGTCGAGCCCTTGGTGAGGGGGTCAATCCGAAGTACCGACACACGAAGGGCTTCAAGCGAGATTTCATCCTGTATGGCGAAGATAAGGTAGAGCCGGGCCGAGTCGGCTATCTCCATGAAGGGTTCTTCGCTTGTATATACGCCTGGCAGTTCGGCTACCGAAACAACGTCGCCCGGATGGGAACGCATCTCAGCGGCTACCAAGAAGACCGGCTCGTCGAGTGGTTTTCGAAGTTGGTGATCGTGCCTGATGGCGACAACCCCGGCATGGAGTCAGCGGGCCAGATCTTCGATCGCGTGCAACACAGAATTCCGACAACTGTCGCACCGATGCCTTTCGGATCTGAGGTCGATCGGCTTTCCCAAAACGAGTTGCGAAAAGTTATGGGATCTCCTGAAACCGTGATTGACACCGAGGTGGCAGCTCACTAGAGTTTTCAGTTCTAGGCTCCAGGAAGAACCAGGTTTAGGAGTTTTACAGTCATGGCCATCAAGTTGATCCGGACGTGTGATCGTCTGGGTTGTGTGATCGACACAGCCCCCATCGCCGAAGGCGAGTCGCTGCCACCTACCACAACGGTGGGCTACACAGTTCTCAAGACGATCACGAACGAAAAGGGCGAGACCTACACCGAGAAGCTCGTGGACTTCAATGAGGTCTGCGCGCAGTCGGTGGAGGAGATCGAGTACCACATCCTTGGGATCAAGAACGAGAAGCGTCCTCGTCGCAAGAAGGAAGCGACGGCTGCGGATGCAGGCTCTGAGGAGACCGAGGCAGAAGCTGCGCCGAAAGAGCGTAGGAAGCCCGGACCAAAGCCAGGCGCAAAGCGCGGCCGTCCCCGTAAGGTGGACACAGAGACCGCGACAGCAACGCCCAAGGTGGAAGAAGCGGAAGAAGACGAGCCGGAAATCTTGGACGTCAACGACGTTTTGCGCGATTCCGTAGCCAACGGGGTGCGCAAGGGCGTCGAGAGTCTCAAGGCCAAGGAAAAGGAAGCCAAGGCGGCGCCGGTCAAAGCCGAAGCTGCAGCCGAAGCAGAAGAGGAACCGGATCCCGAAGCTGAACTCGACACTTTCGAGACAGACTCGGGTCAGATCGTCAACGCCGATACGGGAGAGGTGGTCGCTTCTCCGGTAGACGGTGAGGAGGTCGAGGAGGAAGAGCCCTCGGGACCGATCAACGGTGTCGAAGCTCATCCTTTCTGATCAAAAGCAGTAACCCAACGCCATCAACGCCACCTAGAAAACTAGAGAAAACGAGGAACCTATGACTTGGTACGAAACTGGATACGATGGTATCGCCAAAGAAGAGCAACGCATCGAAGAAGCACAAGGCCCGATGCGCTTCTACATCAAAGCTGGCGAGCAGAAGGACTTTGTTTTTGTAGACGATGACCCCTTCTGCATTCACGAGCACAACCCACGGATTGGCGGTTCGTTCCGCAACTGGTTCACCTGCATGCAGGGCGTCTATGATGATGTTGTCTGCTGCAAGGTTTTGGGGCCGGCGTCGCGCTACTACGTCGGGTACTACACCATCGTCGATTGCTCGAAGTGGAAGGACCAAAAGGGCAACGAGCACCAGTACGAGATGCGTCTTCTGCAAGCCAAAAAGAAGACTCTCAACCGGTTCAAGCGCAAGAAGATCGACAAAGGTGCTCTGATCGATTGGTACGTCAAGGCTACGCGTGAGGATGACAAGTCTCCTTCGTGTGGTGATGACTTCGAGTACGAGCGCAAGATCGAGATGGAGAAGCTGTTTCCGCTCGTCTGCTACCGCGGCGAGAAGCTCACGAAGCTCTGGGAGGATGCGGATCAGGATCCTCAGGCCATGGAGCGGTTGAAGCGCGTCTTTCGTCTGACGAACGACAAGGGCGAGCTGATCCACGTGGACAAGGAAACCGGCAAACTCCGTTGGGAGATCCCTTCGTTCAACTATCCGGTGCTTTTGCACCCGAAGGAGCCGAAGGCGATGCGCCTGGAGTTGTCTGCGGCGGATACGTCCGATTCACGCTCAAATGGTCCTCCTCGCACGAGCAACGGCGGGGGAGGCGGTGCGGGCGCGATGACCGACGACGTGCCGTTCTGACCTGAGGTGGCGGTCGGGGATAGGTCCCTGGCCGCCTTTGAGGTTTCAGAATGATCGTTCTGCACTCCTTACGACTTCACCTTGGAAAGCAGCGGCTCGATGCGTTCGTGCGTGTGGACGGGGTCCTTCGGAAAATCGAGTACAGATGGAAAACTCGCGAGAAAACGGATACGCCTCCCGCCGAGTGGTTCGACCTAGTCAAGGAAGAAGCCCGACAACAGCACGTGAAATCAGGAAGCAGAATCCAGTGGCTACCACCCCGCAAATAGTCGACTACGAGGTGTTCGACACCGATGGTGCCGAGGTTGTGGACTTGGAAGGTAGCGTCGTTCTGCGGTTTCCGCTGGAGAAGCTCAACGACAAGTTGTGGTGGACGGGACTGAGGCTCGGCGTCATTCGCACGCACCAGCGCACGCAGATTGCAATCGCGTGGGAGGGTCCCGAGATCTGGAAGCGGTTCAAGGAGTGGAAGCGATGAGGGATTCGACCGATGATTCTGGCGCGAGTGTTTCACGTGAAACTTCTGGCTCGAAGGATCTCGATTCCTTCGCTCAGAAGGGAATCGACATCGGCGCGCTGGTCAGCAAGAAGAACAAGGCCTACGGCAACTCGGCGCAGACGGCAGTCGACATGCTGAAGCTCTTGTACCCCAAGGGAGTGAAGCCCGAGAACTACCGCGACGTTCTGCTCATCGTGCGTATTTGGGACAAGATGATGCGCATCGCCACGCAGCCTGAGGCCTTTGGCGAGAGTCCCTATCAGGACATCGCCGGGTATGGCGTTCTTGGCGCAGTGTACAAGGACCAGGACGACAATCGTCGCATGAACGGGTGACTGATGGACGTACGTGTCGACTCGTACGCCTGGCTGCCCAAGGCCGCGCTCAGCGCGTCTCAAATCGCCTCCCTCAAGAGCGATCTGACGCGGATTCCGCGCGTCATGTGGAAGAACGAGGAAGACCGGCCCAAGCCTGTTCGGCTCTACGTGGAGACCGAGACCGAGCTGGGTATCGCCCGAGAGTTCTTCTTCGCGCACCGACGCCCGGTGCATAAGGTGACGGCGAACTGGACGCACGGTCGGTCCGACTTGTTTTCACCGTTTGGTGAGTTTGCAGCCGAGCCCCGCGAGGAGCAGCAGCAGTGCTTGCAAGCGGTGACACGTTACCTTGAAGACCCGGAGACGTGCCTTGGCGGCATCATCCGCGCTGTTCCGGGTTGGGGTAAGACGGTTGCCGGGCTCATGCTGGCGCAGCACTTCAACCTTCCCACGTTGGTCCTCGTGCATCGCGGCTTTCTGATGAAGCAGTGGGCCGAGCGCGCCGCGCAGTTCGTGCCGGATGCTGTCGTTGGGATCGCGCAAGGTCCTCAGTGTCAGTACGAGGGCTCGTCGATTGTGATCGGGATGATCCAGTCGATCGTGCTTGGCAAGTACCCGCGCGAGTTTTATGAGTGGCCGGGCCTGATCATCACAGATGAGTGCCACCGAGTGGGTGCGTACACGTGGTCGCCCGCGCAAGGCATGTTTCGTGCGCGCTATCGAGTGGGGTTGACTGCAACGCCGCGCCGCAAAGACGGCATGGAGAACGCTTTCTACTACCACATCGGTCGACTCATGTTCGCGGCCAAGGAACAGCGGCTCGTGCCGAAGATCCGCAGGGTGTGGTCTGACTTCAAGCTGTTCAAGACGGAGCGCTTCAATCCGAACCTTGCGCCGCGCACGCTGATCATTCGCTTTCTCTTGCACAGCAAGGTCCGTAACAGAACGATCGTTTTGCAGCTCATCCAGGCAGTGCAGGCGGGGCGCAAGTGCTTGGTCGTGAGCGAGCAGCTTGATCATCTTGATCGGCTCAAGGAGCTGCTGTTGGAAGAGTGGCCGATGGAAACTCCCGAGCCGACGATCAGTCACTACGTGGGCGGTATGAACGATGCATCGCGAGAGGTTGCGGCCGAGGCTCAAGTCATCTTCACAACGTCGCACTACAGCTCGGAGGGGCTCGACATTCCGGCGCTTGACACCTTGTTTCTGACGGCTCCGCTGAGCGACGTCGAGCAGGTTGTCGGGCGCATTCTGCGTCCTCACCCCGACAAGAAGGATCCGATCGTTGTTGATTTCCGAGACGACAAGGTCAAGCAGTTCAAGAGGCAAGGAGAGAAGCGCGACGCGTACTACGACCAGGTGACAGGCTGATGGGACCCCCTCCCCCAAGAAAGTGGCGTGTGTATGAGATCGAGGTGGATGGGGTCAAGCGGTCTTGTCTGACGATCGGCGCTGTTGCGCATGCGATTAGCCGGTCGATTCATACTGTGCGGGTGTGGGAGCGCGAGGTGCTATTGCCGAAAACTCCCTATCGCACGTCGAACGGGCAACGGCTCTACACCATCGAGCAGATGCAGGAGCTGCGTGAAAAAGCGAAGCGCGATCCTCGCTACATGCAGAAGATGTTTCGACGCAGGAGAAGTAACGAGGTTACGTGTCGAGTACGCTGGGCAGATGGTCGGGAAGAGGCTATCGTGCTGTATCGAGTCCGCATTCTCGCGCAAGAGATCAAGCGGACTGTGCAGACGATTCGACTGATGGAAAAGCGAAACGGGCTTCCTGTGACGCCTTTTCGATCAGGGACGCATCGGTTGTACACGCTGGAGATGATCGAGGCCGTCAAGCACGCGTTTGTAGGGCGTAAGTACGGATCGAACTGGTCAGACATCTATATACAGGTGCTGCACGAGTGGCAGAAGCAGGGCGTGCTCGGAGCTAAAGTTTTGGAGGATGGAGATGAAAGCGCGGGCAGTGGATCAGGAGACGTACGACAAGGCAGCGAAGAAGGAGACCGTGACGCCTCCGACAGAGCCTCATCTTGAGCCGTTGACATATCGAGTCACGCGGCAGTACGGCAAAAAGCCGAACATCGAAGAAGAGCAGGAAGAGGAAGAGATCGAGGTGCGTGGGTTCGTAGTTGAGCCTGCGCGCGTTGGTGTTGAGCTGAGTCGAACGATGAACTTCGGCCATGGGACCTTCGAGTCCGCGCGCGTGGGCGTGACGATCTCGGTTCCTTGCTACCGAGAGGAGATCGCGGACGCGTACGCCTACGCCAAAGAGTTTGCTGCCGAGCGGATCGGCGATCAGGTCAGTCGTATCCGCAAGCACCTTGAAGAGAAGTACAACCGGGGGGACTGATGGCGACGAAGAAAAAGGCGGCGGCTGCAGCGGTGGACATCGAGGCGGGCCAGACGTCTGTAGCGATGGCATCAAAACCGCCTACCAAGAAGAAGAAACCCGCAGACAATGATCGGTTTGACGAGGTCATGAATAGCGACCTCGTGCAGAAGATGAAAAAGAAGTTTGGCGCATCCATCGTCAATCCCGCTTCGCGCTTTGAGGACACTCCACTGCGTTTGGCTACGGGCGCGTTTTTCGTCGACTACGGTTTGGGTGGTGGTTGGCCGATGGGTCGGTGGAATACCGTCTACGGGGAGAAATCGTCCGGCAAGACAGCGCTGTGTTTGAAGACGATCGCTTCTGCTCAACGGTGTTGCGCCAACTGCTGGTGTTTGGCGCCGAACGGCAAGTGTACGGGGTGCGGCAAATATCGCATGCCTGTGGTTGGCTACATCGACGTGGAGGGCACGTGGGATTCGACTTGGGCCAAAACGCTTGGGATCGACATTGATCGGCTTCTGCTTTCACAGCCTGAGTTCCAAGAGCAGACGTTGGACATTGCCGAGGCCCTTCTTCGTAGCGAGTCGACGGATCTTCTCGTGATTGATTCGCTCGCGTTCCTCACTCCACAGAAGGAGATCGAGGAGTCGACGGGGAAAGCTTTGCAGGCAGAGCAGGCGCGCGTGCTCGGGCGTGGGGTGCGCAAGATCGTTGCTGCGCAGAACTACGTAGGCAACAAGATCGGCCGGCGACCGACGATCATGTGC